AAATTTCTTTAATAACTTCTCGTATGTAAACCCAATGGTGTCGGGTGAATGGAACGCTAAAGATTTGATAAGCGGTTTGATTCCTACTGCGGGAAGAATACCGTTTTCTATAAATTACAATAGAAATCAATGGGGTAAACCTATCTATCCAGAAGATGTTTACGATACCACTATTCCAGATAGTGAAAAAGAATGGTCTACAACAAGAGGTACGATGTTTGCAGACTTTGCTAAATGGATGAACAAAGTGACAGGTGGAACAAAAGTTGAATCTGGTTTAATTGACATCTCTCCCGAATCTATGAAATACACATTAAATGCGTTGACAGGTTCGGTAGGTACGCAAGCTTATAAATTTGTAAATTCGCTTTATACTTCATCAATGAACGGGGAAGAAATGAGTGTTGGTAAACTCCCCTTAGTATCCAATTTTGTTAAAGAAGATACTATTGATGCCTACCGTCGGGTTTATACAACGCAACGTAAAGAAGCTGAAGATATTAACGACAAGTTTAAAAAGTATGAGAAATTAGCGGATGACGCGGCAATTGATAAATTTGTAACTCGCAATCAATCTATGCTTGATTTCTACGATGAAACAAAGTCTATTATCAAAGATGTAAAAGATTTGCGTAAAAAACAAGATGAAGCGCGAATTGAAGGTGATAAGCAACTTCTAAAAGAACTTGAGAACGACGAGAAAGAGTTATTGATAGAATACAATTACCAGTATAATCGTCGATAGCAGTAATCATTTGGCGCTACATACCGTAGCGCCCTTTAACTAGGAACAAAAATGGAAGAAATAGAAGTTACAATCACGCGCGATGCACAAGGTCAATACACTGTTGAAACAGAAAACAAACCGGAGCAAATGGCTGAGGGCGGTGAAGGCGCAATGGAAGGTATGGAAGAAGGTATGGGCGCAGGTGTGCAAAAAGCGCGTGACCTTAACGATGCTTTGAAAATTGCCAAAGGTCTTTTAGAAGGCGGTGAAAATGCAAGTGCTGAATCACTATTTGCTAAAGGCTTTGGTGGTGAAGAAGGCGGTATGGGAATGGGTGGCGCTCCAGCGCAACAAGCACCTATGGGTAAACCAACTAGACCTGCGATGATGTAATATGGCTTTTGATGCTCTCAACAAGCTCAATTGCCGCCAACGGGCATTCTTGACTGCTTACTTAAGTAACGGTCAAGATGCGCCTAGTGCTGTTATTGCAGCAGGCTATTCTGAAAAGAGTGCGACCCAAAAGGGAAATTCACTTTTAAATACACCTGCTGTCAAAGAAGCGTGGGCGGAACTTAGCGGTGAACTTAGTAAAAAACAACTTGAAGTAATTGACGAATTGAAAGATCAGTTCTCCGATAAGATAGCGTCGATTTATGAAATTCAAGAGTTTTGGACAAAACTGGTTCGCAATAACAAAGACGAAAACGGAGATTACATTAAGTTAGATGCGCGTATTCGTGCTAGTGAATTGCTTGCTAAGAATATGGGTATGTTTATTGATAAGATTGAACACAGCGGTAAGGATGGCGCAGATTTGCCATGTATTACTTTGAATTTCATTAAAGCAGACACGACAATAAATAATGGCTGAAAACTTAGACGTACATTTCCCAGAGAAACTTCAATTCTTGTTTGCTCCTAGCCGTTACAAAGTAGCATACGGAGGAAGGGGATCATCAAAGAGTTATAACTTTTCACAAGCATTGATACTCTTATCGGCTCAAAAACCCATGCGCATATTATGTACACGGGAAGTTCAAAAGAGTATTAAACAGTCAGTGCATTTGCTATTATCCGATCAAATTCAACGACTTGGCTTAGGCGCGTTCTTTACTGTACTTGAAACTGAAATTCGCGGAATGAATGGATCGCTCTTTATGTTTGCCGGTTTAGCGCAACATACTGTTGAATCCATCAAATCTATTGAAGGTTGTGATATTGTATGGGTAGAGGAAGCGCAAACAGTAAGTAAGAAAAGCTGGGATATTCTCATTCCAACTATTCGTAAAGATGATTCTGAGATTTGGGTGAGTTTCAATCCCGATTTAGATACAGATGATACTTACACGCGATTTGTTTTAAACCCTGCGCCAAGCGCAACAGTGGTTGAAATGAACTTTAGTGATAATCCTTATTTCCCTAAAGAGCTTGAAGCAGAACGTCTACACTGCATGGAAACCAACCCAGAGGACTATGAGAACATCTGGCTTGGTAAATGTCGTAGCGCAGTTACAGGTGCGATATATGCGAATGAAGTTAACGCGGCAACTTTACATGGCAGAATTTGTAATGTTCCTTATGACCCATTACTTAAAGTTCATGCTATTTGGGATTTGGGTTGGAATGATTCGATGGCTATTTTATTAGTACAAAAAGTACGAAGTGAAATTAGAATTATTGAAAGTATTGAAGATGACCACAAGACCTTAGATTATTATGCTGGACTATTGAATAGTAAGAAGTATAATTGGGGTTATGATTTCTTGCCGCATGACGGAAGAACTAAGGATTTTAAAACAGGTAAGAGTACAGAAGAACTTTTAAAAGCATTTGGGCGTAAAGTGAAAATCACACCTAATATGCCAATCGAATCTGGAATCAAAGCTGCTCGATTAATGTTCTCGCAATGTTACTTTGATAAAGCACACTCTATTCGTTTACTCGAATGTTTAAAGCGATATCGTAGAAGTATCAACCCAAGAACAAATGAAGCTGGTGCCCCACTGCATGACACTTATAGCCATAGTGCTGATGCCTTTAGGTATTTAGCAGTTAATGCTGAAAGTTTAAGTAATGAAGATAGACGCGCTCCTGTTGCCGCTCCAAGATGGCAACCTTATGATAGTGGTGTTGGATATTAATTAATTGGAGAAAGGTATGTCGTTTTTTGATGAAATGGTACATAAAGTTTCGGATAGTGCTAAGAAAGCAGTTGATGAAGCACAAGGCGCAGTAACTGATATTTCTCATGGTGATATTGGGGGCGCAGTACAACACGTTGAAAACATTAGAGAAATTCCACAAGATACTGCCATTGATATTGCGACAGCAACTATTAACGAAATTATCTAAAATGCTTTATAATTAGCGTCGAGATGATGCTACGCCATGTCGTGATGACAGAGCAAACTCCTTTAACTGGAACTAAGAGATGATAGACGATTCTAAAATTGACAGACTTGACCGATTCGGAAAAGCACTTTTGTCTAAAAGACAGAAGGCGATCCAAGCTCGTAAAAAATCGGGCATTGAGGAAATTTGGGATCAAGATAGTGAATACTATGAAGGGATTGACGACGCTAATCGTGGTGAAGTCAGTACGTCTATTACCAAAAATCTTGTAGATCGTGGTGGCTATTCGCGTGTTAATAGAAAGCGAACTGGCTCTAACGTGTTTATGAACATCACCAAGCAATACACAGATATTGCTGCCATGTCACTTGCTGATATGCTTCTCCCTGTAGATGATGCAAACTTTGAGGTTCGCCCTACACCTAAACCTGCCACAATGGAATTGCTTCAAGTAAAACCTGTTGATGTTGGCATCGTCATGTATAAAAATCAACAAATGCCGATTGCGCAATTTGAAGAAACAATTAAACAAGACGCTAAAAAGAAAGCAGAAGAAGCACAAAAGCAAATTGAAGATTGGCTTGTTGAAGCGCATTGGAATCGTGAAGTACGCAAGGTACTGCGAGATTCAGCTATTCTCGGTACAGGTGTTATTAAAGGCTGTTACCCAATTATCGATGAACAAAATTCTGTTCACAAAATGTTTCAAAAACAAATGCCAACACCGCAAGGTGAAATGCAAGCAGAAGGTGTTGCTGATGTTAAGGTGATTGAAATTCGCCCTGCATCAAAACGTATTGATGTAAGAAACTTCTATCCCGATCCTTCATGCGGTGACGACATTCACAGTGGCAGTTTTGTTTGGGAACGCGATTATATTACTAAAAAAGAATTGCGTAATTTACGCAAAGCAAAAGGTTACATTTCTTCTCAAATTGATTTAGTGCTTAAAGAAGGTGCTGACGACGATTTAGAAAAGAAACGTGATAAGACTACTTATGGCGATAGATTTGAAGTGTGGTACTACTATGGCGAAGCGGGTAGAGATGATCTTGAAGCTGCTGGTTGTCAGTGTGGC